CGGACATGCTGGTGGGGCACAACATCAAGTTCGACTTGAACTGGATTCGTGAGTGCAACTTCAAATACGAAGGTCCTGTTTACGACACGATGGTGGCTGAGTACGTACTCGCACGATCTCGTAAGTGGGCTCTCGGCCTCGATGCACTGACCGAACGCTATGATGTCACCCGCAAACAGAAAGACCTAACTAAGGACTATCTAAAAGATGGGCTGACATTTGCGCAGATACCGTGGGATATCGTAGAGGAGTACGGACGGACTGACGTGATTGCCACGTGGGAAGTTGCTCGGGCTCAGTTAGAACGCTACGGAATTGGATGGGAGGCAGTCGCATGAATCCGGATAATAAAGGTTTGTTACCTACACTACAGCTTTCATTAGAGATGACTAATGTACTTGCTGACCTAGAACGTACAGGAATTAAAATAGATCCTAAGGTACTGGACGACATAGAACAGGAATACCTCATAGAATACAACGAGTTAGCTGAACGTTTGCAAAGAATGGCGGAAGAGGCGATGGGAGACACACCCATAAACCTCGCGTCTGCAGACGATAGGTCGGCTCTGTTTTATTCACGTAGGGTAAAAAACAAAAAGAGTTGGGCCGCGATTTTTAATCTGGGAAGTGAACTGCGAGGCTCAACACGGCGCCCTAAATCCCGTACAAAATTCAAGAAGGCGGAATTCACCCGTATCGTTCGCGACGAAACAGAGATCCTGTACAAAACTGTTGCGAGACGATGTGAGTTTTGTAAGGGAACGGGTACCTTCGTACCACCACGTAAGGATGGTTCGCTCGGCAAGGCAGTACGTATCTGCAAAGAGTGCAACCGTGAAGGCGTAATCTACACAAACACCAACGAGGTTGCGGGGTTCAAGATCATACCCCGAGACGCGTGGGACACCGCATCTGCAGGATTCAAGACAGACCACACCACACTCGGCGACAGGCTGGAAGACCTAACAGGCGATGCCCGCGTGTTTGCAGAGGCGTACAGTCGCTACAATGCTTTGAGGACTTATCTCTCTACATTTGTGGAAGGACTCAAGACCAACAAAGACGAGAATGACATCGTACACCCCGACTTCATGCAGTGTGTGACCGCTACGGGTCGTCTCTCGAGCCGCAACCCTAACTTCCAGAATATGCCACGTGGAAGTACGTTTGCGATCCGACGTGCGATGGTGTCGCGTTTTGAAGGTGGAAACATAATGGAGGCGGACTATGCTCAGCTGGAATTTCGTGTGGCTGGTTTTCTTGCCAACGATCCTCAGGCGTACCACGATGTTGAGGCAAAGACGGACGTACACAGTGTTACTGCCAGCGTCATCGGATGCAGCCGACAGGAAGCAAAGGCACACACTTTCAAACCTCTGTATGGAGGAACTACAGGTACTCCCGAACAGCAACGGTACTATCGCCTGTTCAAGGATAAGTATGCTGGCGTAGCCGATTGGCAGGAAGATCTACAAAAACAGGCCGTAACAAAAGGTATCGTGAAGTTACCTTCGGGCCGCGAGTACGCATTCCCCGGTACGAAGTGGACAGAGTGGGGTACGGCAACAAACCGGACCGCCATCTGTAATTATCCTGTACAAGGGTTTGCTACGGGAGATCTTCTACCCATCGCTCTGGTTCGCCTGTGGCGGGGCATCAAGGAGCACGGGCTAAAGAGCTTGATATGCAATACTGTCCATGATAGCATCGTCGTAGATGTCTATCCCGGAGAGGAAGAGGTCGCTACTCAGCTGGTCGCGGAGGCAATGCTCTCGTTACCAGAGGAGTGTGAAAAACGGTACGGCGTGACATACGACATGCCAATAGGTATCGAGATAAAGATGGGACCGAACTGGTCCGACACACACGTTGTGTATGAAATTTAATGAACGAAAGGAAAGTACAATGAAAGAACTGGCATTAAACGACGCATTTGACGGAATCTTAGACGCGGTTAAGAGCGGTAAGGCAGATGATCTGATGGCTCTAACAGGCCAGTCGGGCGACTCGACTCCTAAACAGGGTCTGTCACGTCTAGCGATCAACTACGACACAGAAACTGACGACGGTACTGCTCTACCACGTGGTAAGTGGAAAATTATGTATGATGGTGCGTTTGTTTACGCTGATCAGGTTAATTTCCGCCCATTGGTACGCACCTTTGAATACTCAGTCTGGGATGCTGAAGAAAACAAATTCTCAGCACGTTCAGTACAGGCTCCGAGCATCAACCACCGCTTCCCTGACACTACCGGTGGAGAGAAGTGTGGTCGTTTGAGCAAGTCAGAGGAAGAGCAGTTGGGTGCAGACCACCCTAAAACTCTCGCATCACGTGCAGCAACCTGTAATCAGATCATGTACGGTCTGGTATCTTTGACTGGCAAAAACGCTGGCGGCAAAGAAGTAACCATCGAGGATTTCCCCGTGGTTGCCTACTTTAAGCGCTCAGGCTTCCGTCCGGCAAAAGATGCGATCGACAAGATCACAGGTATGCGCAAGCTGATGCACGAGACTGTGTTCTCCTTGACAACTGACCGTAAGAAAATGGGTAGCGTAACTTACTTCGTACCCGTATTTTCATACGACTCAGATAAAAAGCTAGGCAAGGATGACCTAGAATTGTTAGGCAAATTCCTAGAGACAATCAAAGCCTCTAACGACAACATCCTCGAACAGTACCGTGAAGCCCAGAAGGCTTTGCAGACTGAAGATGAAGTTGATCTGGCTGCAGATTTCTCATGATTTTTGCTGAAGCCCTCTTAAAGGATTTCCTAAAGAAGGCCGGACGGGGGGAGGTTTCTCTCCCTGATTCCGTCGTCGAAGAGTTTGTACAGGATTGCAGGGATGCACTTGTCAAACAGTTCAACCGCAAGCAGGAAGGCTGGCGGCCTCGTATGTCCGGTCTCGGACACCCCTTCTGTAAACAGATCTTAGAGCGGGACGGACACCGTGAAGAGATGTCTTACAACGCAATCCTACGTTTCTTAATTGGCGATATGCTCGAAGCTGCTCTCATGGCGATCATGAAGGGTGCGGGTATCAATATCGTCGATTCTCAGCGTACATGTGAGTTGGAGTTGGGTGGGGAGAAGATAAAAGGGACTTTAGACGTTATCCTCGACGACGTTGTGGACGGGGTAAAGGTATGGGACATAAAGTCTGCCAGCCCTTATTCCTACTCACAGAAGTTCGGCAAAGGCTACGACAACCTAAAGGATGATGATCCGTTCGGCTACGTCATGCAGGGTCACCTGTACTCGGAGTCAAACGACATGCCATTCGGCGGTTGGATTGTCGTTGACAAATCCACGGGCGAAATCCAGTTTGTTACCGCACCTGACGAACAGTCTGAAGATCGTGAAGCATACCTCGCAGAAGCGAATCGTCGTGTTAAGGCGCTCCGTGATGGGGTAGAGTTCAAACGTCCCTTCAAGGCTGAGAAAGAGACCTACCGCAAAGCTGGCGAGACGATTGAAACCGGCAACACAATCCTACCCCGTATGTGTAGCATGTGTGGGCACAGGGAACACTGTTGGCCTAAAGCTATTCAGCATCCTAAGGTTACTTCTAAAGCTAAGTTTCCTCCGCTTGCGTGGTATGACAAGCTAAAGGTTAAGGAACTATGACAGAAAAAGAATTGAAGCAGATAATCGCTCTGCAAGATAAGATCACTGCGATCCATGACGACTTGATAATCAAGATCCGACAGCACAACGAGTTGCTCAAGGACTTGAAACTCATGTGCAATGATCTCGGTTTCGGTACGAACTACAACGTCGACGACACACCCTACGTGCGAGATAACCGTATCTTTGCGCTAGCGTTAGTCGAAGAACCTTTCGGCGGTACAGCCATTGGTTTGAAGTCGCTGCGTAGACCCTCGAAGAAACAGCCTGAACCCCCGGCGCCTAAACCAACTAAAGCTACTCCTGCGAGAAAGAGCAATGCCGCTCCTACTAGCAAAGGAGATTGATCGTAGTGTATACGCCCTAAACACGGACGTTTACGGCATATACTTCGATGACGTCAGTGGTAAGACTGCCGACTCCCATACTCGGTGGGCCCGCGGACAACACGTGATGCTACCCATCGTCGCGTATGAAACCCCCGGTAAGTTCCTGACTCCAGAAACAGCAGGGCGTGACAACGCTGCTCTGGGGAAAGATACGGCAGCGGTGTTTGAAAAGCTACGTGCTGGGTCCGTTGTGATCATGTACGTGGATGAGTACGACGCCGTCGTGACAGGGCTCAAGAAGGTCAACCCCGCTTACTCTGAGCGTTTGACTTCAACTTTAGGACGTTTCATGGAGTTTTAAATGGCACGAAGACACAGCTATCGCTCGGACTTTGAACTGCACTTAGCTAAACGGCTTGCAGACAAGGGAGTGAAGTTTGAGTATGAAAAAGCCCGCCTCGCGTACATCCCTAAGCCTAAGATCTACACCCCCGATTTTTATCTGCCTGAACAAGACATCTACATAGAAGCGAAGGGGTACTTCACCCCTGCAGATCGCCAGAAAATGTTGCTTGTCATTGCACAGAATCCTGAACTCGACATACGAATGCTTTTCTTGAGGGCGTCTAACCGCTTAAACCGCTCGAGTAAAACTACGTACTCGAAATGGTGTGATAAACACGGTATCCTATGGGCGGATAACACAATTCCAGAAGAGTGGTTGGAGAAAAAGAAATGAACGATGACTTTGAAAAGAAAACAGCTGCTGAACAACTCGGGCTCCTGCCCAACAGATACTATCTAGTTTTAGAACCCCTAGAGGAGGACTCGGACGATGTCGGTGAAGGTGAGAGTGGCTTTACTATGCGTGCATATTCAACTGTACAGGAGCCTCTTGAGGGTGCGATTACAGATAATGCGGGCGCGACTCTACTCGTACTGCACGGACTTATCCGATCTCTTGAGGCAGACTT